AAGTAAATGTAAGTGGTGATCTAACTGGTAATTTAGTTGCATCTTCTAGTACTGCAAAAACAGTAGTTCCTGCTGCTAACTCTACTTGGAATCTAGGACATACTTCAAATAGATGGGCATATGTGTATGCAGATACTTTCACAGGAACTTCTGGAAATATTGATCAGGTAAATGGTAATCTAAGTGGTAACTTAGTTGCATCAAATTCCTCAACTAAAAATATAGTTCCTGCTGCTGATAGCACTTGGAATATAGGAACTACCACAAACAGATATGCATACATTTATGGAGATAGCATTGTTGCTACTTCTGCAACTATTGATCAAGTAAATGGTAATCTAAGTGGTAACTTAGTTGCTAATTCTACCTTAAGTAGACAAATAATTCCTGATCAAGATAGTAATTGGAATTTAGGATCAACTGCAAGCAGATATGCATATGCTTATGCAGATACCTTTGTTGGTGATACTGCAAATATTGGTCAAGTAAATGGTGATCTAGGTGGTAACTTAACTAATAACTCATCTACTGCAAAAACTATAGTTCCTGCTGCTAATTCTACTTGGAATCTAGGATCAACTACAAACAGATGGGCATATACTTACTCGAATAGTTTTGTTGGTACTTCTGCAACTATTGATAGTATTAATGGTGATCTAGGTGGTAACTTAACTAATAACTCATCTACTGCCAAGACATTTATTCCTGTTCAAGACAACACTTGGAATCTAGGATCTAGCACAAATAAATGGGCATATGGATATATTAATACAGTAAATGGAGTTACAGGAACATTTACTACTCTTACTGGTGATCTAGGTGGTAACTTAACTAATAATTCATCTACTGCAAAAACATTCATTCCTGTCACAGGTTCTACTTGGAATCTAGGATCTGGCACAAATAGATGGGCATATCTATATGTTGATACTATCAATGTTGCAAATGCTATTAGTGCTAACGTAACTGGTGACCTAACAGGTAATGCTGATACTGCAACTGCCTTACAGACTGCAAGAACTATCGGTGGCACAACCTTTGACGGAACTGCTGATATTACTCCTGCTACTGCAACACAGGCAACAAACCTTAACAACCATGATACTGATAGTTTATCAGAAGGTGCTTCAAATCTATACTACACAGAAACAAGAGTACAAAACAAACTTGATAATGCGTTTGCACAGTTACAAGCAATGTTGAATAATCTTGCTACTACAACTACATTGAAACTTAATCTATCAGGAGATCCAACACCTGGTGCTGTTGTATCTCTTGGATCTATTACAGCAAGTGGTCTTGGAGGATTTACTGCAGGAACTGACGTTGCAACTTCTGGATCAGCAACTGGAACTGGATTAACAGTTGATACAACTGTAGTTGATGGTGCAATTACTGCTGTTGCCTTAAACCAAGGTGGAACAGATTACTTAATTGGAGATACTTTAACAATCACAAATGCTAATGCAGGTGGTGTTGCTACATTGAACCTTGGATCATTGGTAACTGGAACTGGTGGATTCAGTAATGCAACTGCTGTTGCAACAACTGGTGGATCAGGAACAGGATTAACTCTTGATACTACAGTAGATGCATCTGGAGCACTCACAAACCTTACAGTGAACGCTGCAGGAACTGGTTATGCAAATGGTGAAACAATTACACTTACAAATCCTAATGCAGGTGGAGTAGCTACAACAGATACTCTTGTCGTTGGAACTGGTTATATTGACGGAACTGGACTTGCAACGACTGGTGGTGGGGGAAGCGGTTTGACAGTTGATGTTACTACATCAGGTGGTCAAGTAACTGGAGTTACAGTGAACGCTGCAGGAACAGGATATGCTGTTGATGACACCATTACCATAACCAACCCTAATGGTGGTGGAGTACAAACACTAGGATCTATTGCTACTGCAGGAACAGGATATGCTGATGGAACTGGTATCGCAGTTGTTGGAGGAGGTGGAACTGGATTAACAGTTGATCTCACTACATCAGCAGGAGTAGTTACTGGTGTTGCAATCAATGCAGATGGATCTGGTTATGCAGCATCTGACGTTGTTACTATTGTAAATGCTAATGGATCAGGTGCTAAGACTCTTGGTTCTATTACAACAGCAGGAACTGGATACTCAGCAGGAACTGGAGTTGCAACAACTTCAGCTGGATCAGGAACTGGTCTAACAGTTGATACTACAGTTGATGAAAATGGAGCAATAACTGCTGTTACAATCAATGATGATGGATCTGGTTATGCAGCATCTGAAGTTATAACTATTGCAGGGGGTAGTGGAACTGCTCAATTTACTGTGTCAGAAATACATGGTAATGGTTGTACAATTCCTATATCTGCTGTATTTGGTAATGATGCAACCTTTGATGTTGCAAGTGTATTTGTTGATGGTTCTATCAACATTGCTACTGTATTCACAGATGCAACATTCTCACTCGCTGACATCACAGCGATGGAAGTCGGTGCAACTCTAACAGGAGCAACTAGTGGAACTGTTGGAACTATTACTGCTATGGATAGCAGTTCTGTTACTGTTGATAATGTAGATGGATTCTTCAAAGTTGGAGAAACCGTTGGTGCTAATGATGTTACTAACTTGACTATTAATTCATTCGGATAATAACAAATGTCTGCTACTAGACCCGCAAGTAAAACTGAATTAAAAGACTATGCCCTTCGTAGATTAGGTTATCCTACGATTGACATAAACGTCGCTACTGAGCAGTTAGATGACTTAGTAGAAGAAGCTATTGATTACTACCAAGAATATCATTATAACGGAAGTTATAAAGCATTTCTTAGAATAGAAGTAACCGAAGCAATAAAAAATAATGCACAAGCATACTCTCAAGAAGGTTCTAGTGCATGGTATGGAATTAATAATTATGTTGATACTGCACCTGGCACATTAGGTATCAATCATGTATATACAAGTATTGGTGCATCTAGTATAGTACCAGGAAATATTTTTAATATTAAATATCAGATATTTTTGAATGACATCTATGCTATGACGCATGGACATATTTTACACTACTTCTTAACCTCACAATATCTTGAAACTCTTGATTGGATTACTAACTCACAGGCAAATCGTAGAGTAAAATGGAACGAACATCAAGGTAGATTATATCTTGATATGGATTGGAGTGACTTTGAAGTTGGTGACTACATACTAGTAGACTGCACAATGAGGCAAGATCCAGATACATATACAGGAATGTATAATGATAACTGGTTAAAGGATTACGTTGAAGCACTATTCCAACAACAGTGGGGTAGGAACTTAAGTAAGTATGATGGGATTCAAATGCTAGGTGGTGTTACCTTAAATGGTAGACAGATCCTAGAAGATGGATCAACCTTTAAAAAAGATCTTGAGGAAGAACTTCGTGATCGTTACGAAATTCCACCTATGGATATAGTGGGGTAATTAAATGGCTATCTCAAACACACCTGCACAAGATTACGTACAGTCTGACTATTCTCATAGTGCACGTTTTAAAGCAAACGGTTCTGCACAAGAGCAAAAGTTCATTGAAAACCTAGTAGTAGAAAGCATTGAAATCTATGGTCAAGACATATATTATGTTCCGAGGACTATTGTCAACCGCGACACAGTTTTCGGAGAAGATTCTGACGGAAAGTTTGAATCAGCTAAACCAATCAGAGCCTACGTCAATAATGTCGAAGGATGGGAAGGACAAGGTGAGTTACTTACAAAATTTGGAATACGTATCGAAGATAAGACGACGTTTATATTCTCCCGTGAAAAGTTTAAAGAAAAAGTGGACGACTCTACAACACTTAATGTCGAAGGACGACCAAACGAAGGGGATCTAATATGGTTTCCTATAACTAAACATTTATTTGAAATACAATTTGTAGAAGTAGAAAGACCATTCTATCAGTTAGGTAGAAACTTTGTATGGGAATGTCAGTGTGAACTCTTCGAGTACAGTGACGAAGCGATTGACACAGGCATTGCAGAACTAGATGCTATCGAAACTGCATTTGCAAATGCTATTACAGTAGGTCTTGCTACTGGTGGTAACGGTGACTTTACAGCAGGTGAGACTGTTACAGGTGGTTCATCTAATGTAACTGCTGAAGTTAAGTCTTGGGATTCTGCTACTAGAACTCTTATTGTTATAAATCGTTCTGGAACATTTACTGTTCCCGAAACCATTACTGGTGGAACATCTAGTGCGTCTTGGACAACCGCATCTTATAATACTATAGATAATAAGAACATCGAGTACGATCAAAACATGGAGTTTGAGACTGCTGATGATGATATTATTGACTTCTCCGAATCTAATCCATTTGGAACTGTTGGAAACACTACTGACTTGACAATCTAATGCTAGGAACATACGCTTACCACGAAATATTCAGAAAGACCATTGTTGGTTTTGGAACTCTCTTCAATAATATTGAATTGAGAAGACAGAATGAGGTTATGAAAGTTCCTCTTGCATATGGTCCTAAACAAAAATTCTTAGCACGTTTAGATCAAAACCCTGATCCTACAAATAAAAGAGTACAAATAACATTACCTAGAATTTCTTTTGAAATTGCAGGTATGAGTTACGATCCTACAAGAAAAGTATCTCCTACTCAAAAGATAAAGATATCAAAAGACGTAGATGAAAATTATAATACTTACATGCCAGTTCCATATAATTTAGATTTTGAACTAGCAATTATTTCTAAGAACCAAGATGATGGTCTACAAATTTTAGAACAGGTATTACCTATATTCCAACCTCATTATAATCTACCAGTCAAGTTATTGTCTGCAATGAAAGAGATAAAGGATGTTCCTGTAGTTCTACAATCTATAGACTATGAAGATGATTATGAGTCAGACTTTACTTCTCGTAGAGCAATCATCTATACACTAAGGTTTACTGCAAAAACATATCTATACGGTCCTGTTACAGAACACAAGATCGTCAGAAAGGCAAAGGTCGATTACTATTCATCTACAAATACAACTACAGCACCAAGACAGGTTCGT